CCCCCCCCTGTCCCGTCCCCCTTCGTGTCCCCTTTGCTCTATAAATTGCCTCTCTCTCTTTCGCATTTCAATGGGTCGAAAGCCTGGCTCTCTCTTCTGCTGGTGCTTTACTCTGAATAACTATTCAGAGGATGACTACTCCACCCTCAATACCACGCTTACAGAACTCTGCCAATACTTCATCATTGGCAAAGAAATCGCCGATACAGGCACTCCTCACCTCCAGGGGTACTGCCGGTTTCGAAGACGCTATTATTTCAACCATGTTCGGGATATCCTCGGCTCTCGGTTCCATATCGAACCAGCAAGAGCTTCTGCTCAAAAAAATAGAATCTATTGCTCAAAAGCAGGAGATTTTATCGAAGGCGGTGTTATCCCTTCAACAGGGGCAGCTGAATCAACAAACAAGCGGGATGCAGTTGCAACCGCTTTCTCCTCTGCCATCATATCAGGAAATTCAGGATTGGCTGAATTTGCCGCTGAATATCCCGGATACTGGTATTTCTCCGGAACTACTTTGCTCCGAAACGCTCAACTTCTCATCGAACCAATACATCGACCTGACATCTCATGCAAGTGGATCTACGGCCCACCCGGCTCTGGCAAATCAAAACTTGCGCATGCCACACTTCCAGAAGCCTATTTGAAGGAACCTCGCACTAAATGGTGGAATGGCTACATGCATCAAAAATCTGTAATAGTAGATGATTTCGGTCCTAATGGCATCGATTTAAACCATCTTCTGCGATGGTTTGATCGCTATAAATGCCTTGTCGAAACAAAGGGCGGCATGATAGCACTTCATGCCGATACATTTATTGTAACTAGCAACTTCCATCCGGAAGCTATCTTTACATCATTTGATGTTGTAAACCCTCAATTACCTGCCCTTATCCGCAGGATATCATTAATAAATCTCGAGTAAAACAATCACTATAGCTTGAACCCGCGCTTCCGCGTGAGCGGGAGCAAGATACACACATTCGAAACAAACAGCCGCTCGAATATACTGCATCTCCCTCTCTCCTTATATTAATATCCTGGGCCGAAGGCCCAGCAACCTGCCAGCGGCGCAGCCGCCGCAGCCGGCTGCATCGGGCCGAAGGCCCGGAACCATACTCTATAAATACGCAATTGGTATTCTCTATCATTATTGTACCGAAATCCCCTATTCATTTAGCAGGATGGTTTTCAAACGCAGATCTGCTGCTCCTTTTGCTCGTCGTACGCGTCGTCGTCTTAACTTTGGCTCTCGCCGAGTTGGTAGACGTCGCTTTAGTCGTCGCATGAATGGGCGGTCAACAACTAATCGAGCTTCCTCTGCAAGCTCCCTTGGTTTTAAGAATCGTCGTATAACAACATCTCGCTTTCGTAGGATCATTTGGCGGGATACTCTTAGTGCGCAGCATTGGCGTTCAGTTGGTGATACTAATGTTGTGCAAGCCACGCCAAATAATATTGTACAGGGTAATCTTTCTGTCAATAATGCTTTAGCAAATAACTTTTGGACAACTGGTGGTGGTGCTCAACCAGTTGATACTGCTGGAACTGTTCCTCTTTTTACTGGTGATATAACACTTCGTGGTGGTATATCTCGTATAACATGTACTAATAGGGTCAATCCTGTTGATACTCAACCATCTGATCCTGTTCGTGTAACAATATTTGCTGTCTGGACCAAAAAAGCTCCAGATGCATCTGTTGTGCTTCCAACACCTCCATCTGTTGTTGGTACCATGTGGGATCCATCTCTTGTTCCCGACTTTGTACGGTATGGTAAAGTGATGTTCAAACGGGAAGCATTATTAAAGGGTGATGGGGAAGTAATATCATGTTATTTCCGATACAAGCCTCAGAAAATTGATCAGAATGTATTCAATGCATCTGGCGGTAGATTACAATGGTTTGTAGTAGTTAGTCAAACAAGCAACACGGAAGCTGTTGCGCAAGCTGAAAATATCGATATTGTAACCTCTTGGAATCTTTCTTTCTCTGGTGATGCTATTGGCACCACTTAACTTGTAAAACACACTATCAATAAAATATTCGGGGGACTTGGGGGGGGAGGTATAGTATTACCCTCCCCCCCCTGTCCCGTCCCCCTTCGTGTCCCCTTTGCTCTATAAATTGCCTCTCTCTCTTTCGCATTTCAATGGGTCGAAAGCCTGGCTCTCTCTTCTGCTGGTGCTTTACTCTGAATAAC